CCATCTTATTGCCAGTAAAGAAAGTAAACCGAATAGCGTGCAATATTTCGTGCATCAGCACCTGTTGCTTACGAGTATCTGAGGCATCCTTATCAAGGACAATCATGTTGCGGCGTTCTAGAGTGTAGCCATAGTTGTCTTCATACAACATGCCATCTTCTTTAGAGGTATGCTCTACGATAGTCCAGACCTGTGTACCGATTTTAATTGTTGCTGGAATCATCTGTCTGACCCCCATCCTGTTCCTTTAAATGTTACTGACGGAATACCAAAAATTCTTACCATGTCTATATTGCACGCTAAACATTTGGGTGTTTTAAGTTCATCAGACAAAGGATTGCTGACGCTCGCTGTTGCAGAGCATACCTCGCATTTATATTGATATGTAGGAATTTAAATCACCTCGTCCGTTTTAAAATCTATCTTTGGGTCGCCCAAATCTTTCAACTTCTTTGCATACTTATTTGTTGCTTTAAGAAGAAACTCTTTTATTTCTTCACGTCTTTTATCTAGTTGCTCCATAAGTAAAGCATAATCCTCGTCTGAGAACTCTGTCTTATTCTGGTCAACGATTGCTAACGCCTTATCTAACTGCTCCCGCATTATTGCCGCTTTTATTTGCTCACGTTGATACACCATTTCGGCATGAGCCAAACTTTTATTAAATTTCTTGTTGTTCATATTGCTCCAATTTATTTAAAGCGACAGCACGTCGGTGGGTTCTTTGACGGTGGCAGTTTGCACACACAATTTCGCATTTGGTGATTTCACTAAAAATCTTCCAACGAGCAGCACCATCCTGAATCATACCAGAGATGTGCGTTACCTTTTTACCGTTCACATGGTCAAAGTCCATGCAATAGAACGGATAATGAACTCCGCAATCTGCACAAGGCGTATCTTCTTTTAGTTTTCTTACATCCGCTTTTATAGCGTCTACTCTGGTGCGTTTAGATTTGCGTTGCTTCTCTGCGTTCTCTTCACGATTACGGTGGTAGTTTTCTCTGGCGTATTCTCTGGCACAGGGCTTGCAATACGACTGAATCTTATTTTTGCCTTTCTTATTAAAGGCATCTAGAGACAGTACTTCTTTACAACGGTTACATTGCTTCATGTGTTTAGCCTAGACCTATTCCAAATAGTTTGCAAGAAAACAACCTGGGGACCGAATCTTAGTCTGCGTCCCCAGGTATTGATGCTTCTAGTTTACTTGATAGGAATAACTTTTGGTTTCTTTTCTTCAGGCAAGTTCTTGTTGAACTGTACTGTCAACATGCCGTTATCAAGGACCGCATTAGTAACTTCCCAGTACTCAGCAATAGCCAGAGTGAACTTGAAATCACGGGTAGCAATGCCCTGATAAACAATGTCGCCTTCCTGCTTGTCCTCTTTCTGACCTTCAATGGTCACGGCAGAGTCTTTTACAGTTACAGACACTTCGTTCTTGTTGAAACCAGCCACAGCGACATTTAATAGGGTAACGTCATCTTTTAACGCCACAATGTCGTATGGAGGATAGGAGGGCTTGTTGTTGGTGATTTCCTTGAGTTGGTCAAGGAGTGGGGACCAGCCAATCGATAAGCGGTCTAGGCGGGGGAAAAGGTCGCTAATAGTAATGACCTTAGGCTTTTCAACCCACTTTTTGTACTCATCTAGAGATGAGTCGTAAGGGTTTTTAGTCCATGGTGAGCCATAAGGCTTGTTATTTTTACCCCATGGTTCTGGATAGTGGTCACTTGTTTTCATTATTGTCTCCTTAAGACGACAACTGTGCTGCGATACCGTTTTTACAGTAGTTACACTGCCATTTTTACAAACTGCCCGTAGCACAGTATTTTGATAGGACACCCGATTGGCGTGTCTAAGGAAACTATACCAAACCTTTTTCTTGAAGTCTAGTGAAAAAACCCTCTCCCTCATCAGACTCTGCTTCAGAACGAGACGGGGAAAACCCTTTTGATTTTGCGAAACGGATTAGCCCTTCACCAATTCCTTTACCTGGCTTGTCGACTTCGATGTTGGCGACTTCATTCCTGTCGGTTTCAGGTGTTCCAAATAATTGTAAAAACCCTACCTCAGAGCCATTATGATGAGCCGTAAAGTGGTGCACTAAAGTAGGTGGACCACCTGGGATGTACTGACGTTGCCCGTGATGAGCAAAAGTTACTCCGTGGAAGTCTGCATTATTTCTAGTCATCGGCTTCCTTCAAATTCTTGAAAATTCCCTGGGTGGATTACTGAAGGATGATATCCAGTGTCTATTTCGTGCAATCTAGTATCCATGTGTAGTGGATGACCGATACCATTCTTTTTATTAGCCCAATGGTCAGCCCTTCCGTGTATTATCACTGGAAGATGACTAACCCCTGCTCTAAGAGCAGCCGCAAGTCGGTGGTTTCCTTCCACGAGAACCCCCCATTTAGCATCATGGTCATAGGTTATGTGGAGTGGCTCTCTAATTCCGTTCACACCTTTAGACACTAAATCATTAGTAATATCTTCAATTGTTTTTTTACTGCTACTAAAACCGTCTGAACCAGCACGATTAAATTCTTGATAATGTGCGAGTTGATGCACTGGGACAAGAGCAGTGAAGCGATTCCATTTAGCCCCTGGTTCTTCACCTGTTATGCTGCCATTATCCCCAATAGCGTGCTTCATCCAGTCACCCATTTTAGGGTTTCCTGGACCAGTGTAAATTGGTTTGTCTGCTCCATCGTGGAAGTCACCAATGTTTCTACCCATTAGTCGAATTGTCTTCCTAAATTTTCATTTTTAGCGGCTTGTTTTGCAGCCATCTCTTGGTATACCTCATGGTCTAATTTATGGTTAGCAATGTCTCTTTTTACAGACGATTCAAGGGCACCACCAGTTTTACTATCCCAACCACAAGAACAAGTAGCATCCCAGCCCATACCCCTCATAGACTTTTCTCTAGGAAAGCGTTGACCGCCCCATACAGCAAACCATTTAATCTTTGGCTTACTATTTAACGGGTGATTAATAAAATCGATTCCGTCAGTCATTATTTATCCTTAGCCCAACACGGGCGGCTTTCTTTTTAGCGGTTTGGGTCCCAGGAGTCGAAGTGCCTCATGTAGCGTTGGTTGACTAGTCTGCCCATGGTTTGTCCTACGCCCATTTTGGCGTGTTCTGGGTGGAGGTCTAGGCTGCCTTCGGACACTACGAACATTCCAGCGTCTTGGTCTGGCTCGAATTCGGCTCTACTGTATCTTTCGTTGTCGTCATCAATAGCGTCAATGGATACTTTGTTGCCTACTTTAGACATTTCGTATCTGATGCCGTCTTTGATATACGGGAAACTTTTTCTTCTATTTGCCATTTGGCTGCCTTTCGGTCTATGGTTCTATTTTGACGCTTTTGGACGATTTTTTCTTGGTAAACAATTGTTATCATTCTGTAACATTTACCCTCTTGCGGATGTCGATGGGTGGGCTTAGATTTGCTCTGTAAGCAAAACGAGAGGAAATTATGTCATTTGATTACGATGCTTGGTTAGAGAGCCCTTATACTTCTGAATCCAGTAGCCACACCCATTCTTGTGTAGAGTGCGATGGTAAAGGTCTGTTGTGGCTTGAAGATGAGCAAAAATTTAGCGATACTGAGCCTTGTCCAGATTGTGAAGAGGGAGAAGTTTATTGTGACGATAATCCAAGGGATTGTTTTGATGATTCAGATAGGTATGATGACTGATGCCTGAGAAATTAACTTGGAAAGAGATACTGGTTATTTCAGCAATCCTTGTTTCTATGCTTGGTTCGCTGATTTATGGGTATTTCATGTTGAAAGCAGACCAGCAGGATAACTGTTGGGACAAATACTCAACTGAGCAAGAGGCGATACAGAATTGTGAGGGCGAGAATGAGTAAATGGATTTTAGTTAGCGAGTCACAAAACGCTATTAAATATGCTGTTCAGCAAGAGCGTGAACGCATAATCAAACTACTAGAGGAAATGCGTGATGCCTGTTTAGGTTCAGATGGCAACATTGGTGAGCATAACGCTTGGACTTTAGAGAACGCTATTATTTTTATCAAGGGAGAACAGAAATGAATGAACATTTAAAACTTCTTTTAATCTCGTTGACTGTCTTTTTGGGGCTGCTTATTATTGTCATTTTTAATGCAAGATACGAGTGCCATGACGTCAGGTATCAAAATTTAGAAGGAACCCATACTAAACAAGTTTGCGAGGAGAAATAGTGAATAAGTGCGAAACACACAATTGGCTTTATGAGGAGTTCGATGAAAGTTGTCCTCTATGTGATGCCGTTAAAAGCGATAGAGAGCGTATCGTAAACCATCTTGAAAGCCTCATAGAGAAACATTGGGGTTGTAGAGGGATAGTTAAGAGTTGCGTAGAATGTGCTCATAGACGTTACATGATTGGAGTTGTAAATAATGGAGCAGAATGATTCTATTTGGACCGATTCTTACGGGAACCAACTTTTTGGTGTTCATGCGGCTGGCACTTGTTTTGGTGAGTTTTGTCCTATCCACAATGTGTCTGACCATCCGTTGAAGGATGCTCCGCAGAGGTGGCGTAGTGATTATAGGTTGGAGCGGGTGTGTGAGCATGGTATTGGTCACCCTGACCCTGATGACTATAAGTCTCGTGCTATCAAGTCTGTTCATGGCTGTGATGGGTGTTGCGTTCCTAAAGATAACTGATTAGGATTAAGTCATGACTGAACAGATTGTATCTATCCCTGAGTCGCTTATTAGACAATGTGCCATGCTAGGTGTTGAACGCTGGCTGGCTAAATTAGACTCTACGGATAAAGACTCATACGCTATGGGTCGGAAGAACAAGTATTTAGAACACGACCTTGTAAATTCCGTGCGGGCAAACATCTCTGAGTGGGCTGTCGCCCAGCATTATGCTCTCGGCTGGAACGGTGGTATCACCTATACTAACGACCAGCACAAGCGTAGACGCTATCTTCCTGATGTTGGTACGAATGTGGAGGTTCGTACTCGTCGTACGGGTGGCGAATTTGCTTTTTGGGAGTATGAAGTCGATAAAGAAGGCTTCGCAGTCTTCACCGAGGTCGTGGACGACACTACCTTCAAAGAGGTCCGTATCCTAGGCTGGCTACCGATAAAAGATTGTGCAAGACCAGAATACTGGGACAAAGACCAAAAACGCTTCTACGTGCCTCCTACGGCTTTAGAAGACCCTATGTCTCTTCCCGTAGGCAAATAAGACAGGATTATATACGCCTCTAGCCGACTTAGAGTCACATGACCGATAGGCTACTGCCTAACTTTATAGGCTCCACCTATATCTTCGCCCTGGCGGGTCTTGGTGGTCGCTTGCGGTTGATGGCGGGGTGGCTTTGGGAACTAACAATGGGCTACTGCGTGGCTACCTGACCGCTTGGCTGTATGTATGACCAGATTTTATCAACCCCCCCTTTACTGCTATCAGGTATTTGGGAACTAACAATGGGATAACCTCCTGACCCAATAGTGAGGGAACAATCCCTCCAAGATAGATTGGAAATGCTAGTCATGATGACCCCCGAAATGATTACTACTCACGCTACCGACCTCGCTACACGCTACGGGGTTCCTATCCCCTCCACCTTTGACCCTCTGGCAATTCTTACAGAATTGGGAACAATCAAGTTTGACTTATCTAGTGATTGGGACTTTCTGGCGGAATACGGGGACGCTATGGGCGAACTTGTGGAACGGGCGTTAGGTATTACCCCTGAAATGTTCCCCCTATAATTTGGGAACTAACAACCTCTCTGGTGTGGGGGGTCTTACCCCCCTCGCCCCCCGCCACGCTTACCCTTTGGGAACTAACAATCCTATCGGGACACGAACCACCACCAACCGATTTGGGAACTAACAATCAAATAACCTCATGACCCAATAATGAGGCAACCAACCAACCAAGGAGGCACTATGCCAAACATAACTTACAAAGGCGAACTATTCTATCTATCTAAAGAGTGGGGCTGGCTGAACGCTGACTTTATAGCAGTTTCCGCTGACTTACAAACAACCATAAACAACTACCTCATAGCCGAGGCGAAGAAGACCTTTGGGAACTAACAACCAAATAACCCCCTGACCCAATAGTGAAGCACCAACCGAGAAGCCTGAGGAGGCAACATGATTACCATGAAACTAACAGAAGAACAAGCAAACTTCTTAGGATTTATCCTAAACTCTTACAACACCTCAAAGATAAAGCCCGAAGCCGTAGCGAAACTTAGGCTAAACATTAGCCGTCTTAGTCTAGTTCTAAAGGTAGCCAAAGGCGAAATGACCGAGGACGAGATAGAGCAAATGAAAGATTGGCTTGGGAACTAACAACCAAATAACCTCCTGACCCAATAGTGAAACACCAACCAACCAACAGATAAGGAAATAAATAATGACTACTTGTTCAGTATGCCTAAACTCAGTTTCTATGTATGACTTCACTAAGTATGTTTATAGATACTCAACCACTAGCAATTCGCCAACAATTCACGCTGTTTGTAAAGAGTGTAGTTGGCAAGATGTCCCTGAAACTAACGCTGTCCAGCAACCAACCAAACAACTAGCCTGAGGAGGCAACTAGCATGAGAACTGCAAATTGGAAAGCACATGAACTAATTTCCGCCAGAAGAGATTTCACAGGAAGCAACTTCTACGGATACAACAGGGCTGACGGCTCGTATGTAATCTACTCATACAACACCAAGATTGCCGAGGTATCCCCTGAGGGTATCATCTGGATAAGCACTAGGACTTATTCCATGACCACAGCACACCACCTAAGCCATGTAAAGCGTGGCTTGTCTAGCCGAGATGTAGTATGGGCAATCAACCTAGACCACGCCAAGACCACGACCAAGTGGAAAGACCTGTTGGTTGGGAACTAACAATCAAATAACTTCCTGACCCAATAGTGAAGCAACACTGCACCAAACAACCAAACAACTAGCCTGAGGAGGCAATCATGGCAAACAAGCCAGCAAGCACCACCAAAGTAGCAACAGAAGCCGTCCCATACATCATTGAGGGACTACGAAAGTTGGCTCTCCAGAGAGATACTCTCCGTAAGTATGCTCAGGACGAGGCAAGCGATAGTTTCAGCGAAGAGAACGCTGAAGCATACAGCAACGACATTGACTTCATTAGAGGTCTGCTCGCTGAACTAGGGGACACCAAGGCTCTCGTTCTCAAGAGTGAGAGAAAGGCTAAGGCTGAGGCACGAGCCAAGGCTAAGGCTAAGGCAACCAAGGCTAAGGCTAAGGGCAAGGCTAAGGCGAAGCCTAAGGCAGTAGCAATCACCAAGGCTGAGGCTGAGGCTGAGGTTCTAGCCTAAGGCTAGGCAACACCACCTGAGCAAGTGGCTAAACTGCTCTCTTGCTAGGCAGATGACCTAGATAAAGTTTGTATGTTTGATACGGGATAAACATACTAGGCAGTAGCAAGTAAGAGGCGTTGAGGTAATACTGCTGAATAACAACATGCCGAACCTATGGGACTTAGAAACTAAGTTTCATAGAGGGGGGAGGGCAACCTCCCCCCGACCCCCTCCCTCCACCACCAAGCACGAGAGGCAACAACCATGAGCAAGTATGTATCTGGGTTCTGTATCACCCGACACCACGACACCTGCCACAAGTCAATCACCTATTACGAGAAGACTTGGGTGTGTGAGTGTGAGTGCCACGCCTCAGCCGAGCAAGGCGAAGAGGACTTGGGAACTAACAATCAAATAACTCGCTGACCCAATAGTGAGGCAACACCAACCAACAAGCCTGAGGAGGCAAGCAACATGGCAAGACTAACTATTGCTAAAGAACAAGTGCCATACTTCATCAACACCTATGAGGAGTTTAGGTGGGGTAGCATGACGGGATACAAGAACCACAAGGGCGATTACATTGTGAAAGTCTTTGGTGAGGTAGTAGCCTCATGGACTACTGATAAAGAGGGCAACCAAGTATTTCGCCTTGATGATGAGTGGGCTTTGGACGATAAGTATGTGCCTCTAATCATGAGGGGATACTTCTTCCAGAAGAACGGCTTGCCAACTGAACGCAAGAACATTGGGAACTAACAATCAAATAACCTCATGACCCAATAGTGAGGCAACAACCAACCAACAGATAAGGAAACAACATGGAATACAACAAGGACAATCTAGTCATGGACATCATGGACTTTGAGTGTGGCGAGATTACTGAGGAACGCTTGCTGGCTATGTTCCAATACCTAGTTGATACAGGTATGGCATGGCAACTACAAGGGTTCTACGGGAGAACTGCCGAGGCTTTGATAGAGGCAGGACACATCACCAAGGCAACACCCGAAACTTCTGGGAACTAACAATCGCATACCTCTACCCCTCACCCGTAAGGGTGGGGGGTATTGGCATACCTGCGAGCCTGTGTCTTGGGAACTAACAATGCCTCACGCTTGGGAACTAACAATGCGATTGTTTGTGTTGGGCATACATACGAGATTTGGGAACTAACAATAAGATAACTCGCTGACCCAATAGTGAGAACACAACAAGGAGGCAACATGGAATACACAGAGGACATGATTACTTGGGTTCTACCTGAGGACTACTCAATGATAGACCTATTGAGGATTACTCTTCTGCCTAAGGCAACACGACTAGACACACTAGACCGACTTGCTGTAAGCAAGACCGAAACTCTTGGGAACTAACAATAAGATAACTTGCTGACCCAATAGTGAGGCAACACCAACCAAACAGAAAGAAGAACACATGGAAGACAAGAAGATAACAATAAGCATGGAAGTATCACTCAACGAACTCTGGGAAGCAATCTGGGGTAGTGATGGTGCTGGTATGGGTTATTGGGCAAGCAAGGTTCGTAAGCCTGACGGCAAGGGCATTAGTCTTTGGACTAAACCTGATTACGAGCCTAACCCTCAGGACTTTATGCTCTGGGACGATTACGAAGAGAAGTGGCACACCATTACGCTAGACCAACTAGCCAAGGGCTATCAACTAGCCTTGTCTGCTGGGCAAACTCATTGTGGGAACTATCCATTGGACTTGGAAGACCCTGACGCTTGCTTCGGTGATTTGGTATGCCAATACGCAATCTTCGGGGAAATAACTTACGGGTAGATTTCTGCTGGTGGTTGGTAGAAACACCTGAGCAAGTGTCTAAACTGCTCACACAACTAAAGATTAGTTAGGAACTCGCAATCGTGTCCTAACCTCAGCCAACCGAGGCAGAGTTGGTATGAGCAAACTAAGGAGGGTGCGACCTGCCTTAGTCAATGCGACCACATTTAGATTATCGCAAGAGTGGCTAAACTATCTAAGCACCTGAGTAAGTGTCTAAACTGCTCACCTAACTAGCCTGAAGATTTGGGAACTAACAATCAAATAACTCACTGACCCAATAGTGAGGCAACACCAACCAAACAAGGAGAGCAAGTGAGTAGAACACTCAAAGATACACCAGCAGTAAAGAAAGCACGAAACAAGCACCTAAAGCCGAAGAGGGCTAGGCTCATGCGAAACGCTATGTCCTATGCTTGCTGTGATGACCTGACTACTAGGGCTATGGAGAAGCGTTTAGTTATTCAGGAGATAGCAGAGGAACTTTGGGAACTAACAACCGACATACAGGAGGCTAACTAATGAGAGTTGCTCATGTAGGCAAGATTGCCGAAGACAGATACACACTCAGCACTTACCCATGTCCCATGTGTAGTGATGTAAAGACCATTGAGATTACGGGACAGCAGGTATGGAAATACAATCAAGGGGCGTTGATTGGCGAGGTCTTGCCTGATACTGACCTAGGTATTCGTGAGCAGTTCTTATCGGGCTATTGTGGGACTTGCTGGGACATGATGTTCGCTGGTCTTGATGACGAGGAGGGCGAGGACTAATGGATAAGATTATTACTCCCCTTGACCAAGAGATAGCCAAGATACTCATAGCCACAAGCGACAAGTCTAGGATTATTGACGGGCTTATTGCTTTGCTACGAACCAAGCAAGAAGAGATTGACTTGGGAACTAACAATCAAATAACTCGCTGACCCAATAGTGAGGCAACACCAACCAACAAGCCTGAGGAGGCAACATGGAACTAACAACTGAAGAAGCCAAGAAGATACAGAGTATCTACTCTATGTATCACATGGGAACTATGAGTGCTGATGAAGCACTTTGGGAACTAGAACAACTAATCAACGAGGGAGATTGCTAATGAGCATGAAGAAAGACAACGGAGTTGAGTTCGTGGAGTGTGATGGCTGTGGCAGAACCTTTGACCCTGAGAACACTTACGAGGTTGCTGAGTGGAACGAGCATGATTGCGAGAACTTCGGCAACTGCGATACCTGTGATGAGTTGTATGAACTCTCCTCAAGAGAGGGCAGGTGTGGCGATTGCGGAGAGTGTGCTGAACACTGCGACCACGACACCAACGCTACTGACGGATTGGAGAAGAACTAATGGAAACTTACAGCGTTTCGCTGTCTAGCGATAGCACCACCTTTATCATTAGCGTTGATTACATCTACGAGGGTGATGAAGAACTAGACGAGGACAAGTTATACGACTTGGCTATTGCTCGTATCAAAGATGAAGAGGGCATTGACCTCAGCCGTAGAAGATTAGATTTCAGTTGGGAGTTGCTATGAACGAAATGAAAGTGCTTGCTCGTTGGGGCTTGCTCGTGTTCTTCGTGCTAGGTATCACCTCAGGTATCGGGGCGATACAACATGGCAATAGTCCGTTCATGTCGTTTAGTATGTCTGCCTTGGCTTTCACACTATTCGCTGGAACTCTTGGGAACTAACAATCAAATAACTCACTGACCCAATAGTGAGGCAACCAAACTGACCTGAGGAGGCAGACAGCATGACCCTAGACCAACTAGACAAAGCATTATCCCGTTGGAGTGATTACCCCAACTACATTTCTTACTATGCTCTTCGTGAAGACGAGGGCTTTATCAAGTTGCTAGTCAATGGTGCGACCAAAGATGAACTGCTTGATTACCTGCGAGAAGAATACCCTGACCACTTTGAGAGTGAGGCTAACTAATGAACGAGCAAGAGATTATTGCGAAATACAACATCAACCCTGACCAACGCTTAGATGTGTTCTATGATGACGGGTGGGTTTGGTCTAGTGATGACGAGAAGTGGGTTGTTATTCGTTGTGGCGAAATGCGAGTTGATTACAAGGGCGAGAGGCTTTACACCAATAGCGATTTCATCAAGGTTGGTTTAGATACTGACGATAAAGTTGCTCACGCTGAGAAGCATGACGAGTTAGATTGGCACATGAACCCTTGGTTCGTAGTTGCCAAGGCTGATGACTACGACAACGAGTATGGTATCTACGGGGACATTGTAGAGGCTATCGCTGGGGCTATGAAACTCATGGCAGAGGAGGCTAACTAATGGCTTGGTATTGTAATCGCTGTAATACAGAAGTTTCGTTTGATGATGTATCACCTGACTACTTTGCTGTATGCCCGAAGCATGACGAGGACTTGTATGAGTTTGAGGCATACGAAAGTGAAGCACCTAACTTTATCTACGCTTGGGAGTGTGGTGCTTGCTGGCGTTTCTTTGGCGAGAACACACTTACAACTGACGGCAGATTGCTATGTCCGTCCTGCCACAACGAGCAGGACTTGGACAGCATGTATGTTGAGAGGGTTAGGGTGCTGACTAAGCCTGACCCCTATGAACCTGAGTGCCGAGGCACTTGTGTTGTTTGTGTTGGGACGCTTACAGAAGAAGAGCAGGAGTGGCTGGACAATGCTGAGGAGAGCCAGCGACAAGCATGGTTGGAAGAACATACGAAGAAGAAGAAGAAGAGAACACACGAAGAAGAAGAAGAAGAGGAGGAGAAGTAATGGAAAATACGACCTGCCATTGTGCCGAACTTCATAGAAGAGGGCTACACCTGCTACAACTGCTACGCCACGAACAAAGATGTATCAAGAGCAACCGAGGATTTGGGAACTAACAATCAAATAACCTCATGACCCAATAGTGAGGACACAACAACACTTAGACCTGAGGAGGACTAAATGACCAGAGATAACCTAATCAAGTTCTTACAAGAGAACTATGAACCTGACGAAGAACTGCTATGGCAAACACTCTCGTTTGATGATGTAAAACCCCACGCTATCGCTTCTGTTGGCGTTGGAACTTGGGCAGAGTTCGTAGAGAAACAGGAATACTATGGCGAGATTGCTGATGAAATCAGCGAACTTGTTGTAGATAAGTTCAACGACTACACACTTACCGAAGAGGAAGAGGATAACTAATGGCAACTAAACAGGTTTATTTCGCCCTGTGTGTTGAGGTAGAAGTAGCAGATGACGGGACAGAGAAAGTCGCTGGTGCTTGGGTTGATGATGAACGGGCTAGTGTTTCTTGGAACGGGGAAGACATCTGGCTCGTTGATGAAAGCACTTGGGAAGACATTTACGAACATGCTTCGTCTTATGAATTAGCCCAAGAGAAACTACAAAACGCAATCGCAATACTAAACAAGGAGGACAACAATGGCTAACTATTACGCTAGTGCTAGAACCAACTACTTTCAGGTGAAAGATGTAAAGGCTTTCACAGAAGAGGTAGAGAAATACAACCTAGAGGTTGTAAGCAAGGACGATAACCCTGAGTTCGTTGCCTTGTTCGTTCAAAGTGATGACGGGGCGTTCCCTTGGAACGATTACTTCAGTGATGACGCTGTATTTGGTGGTGATGAAATAGATTGGGCTGGTATCTTCAGCAGACATCTCCAAGAGAACTCCGTAGTGATTATCCAAGAGATAGGTAGTGAGAAACTACGCTACTTTGCTGGCTTCGCAGTGGCTTACAACAGCAAGGGCGAAACAATCTCTATCAACATCAACAAAATCTTTGACCAAGCAACAGCCTTGGGTGAAGTCTTTGACTTCTGGGGTAGCAAAATAGACCGAGAGGAAAACTAATGGAGTGGGTTGTCTTCACACGAGAAGATAAACCGCACTTGAAACTCGTGTGGAACGGGGCTATGGGTTGGGTTTGCTACACCAATCTCGCTAGACCTGATTGGGAATACCTCCATGACTTCTGGCAGGAGTGTAATAGCCATGAAGAAGCAGAGGCATTTGCCCAAGTGTATCTACGGGATACATAAACTTTGGGAACTAACAATCAAATAACTTGCTGACCCAATAGTGAGAACAACAACAAGGAGGCAACATGGAAGAGTTCGGTAAAGAAGCAATCAACGAGGAAGCAATCGCTTCACTTGACGAGGAAACATTGAAGAAACTACTAGCAATGTTAGAGAAAGCAGGATACTAATGGAACTATCACCTGAAATCATTGAAGAGTGTAAGCAAAAGGCTATGGGCTTGGTGTTGAGTGAGTGGGGCGAACTTACTTACGAAGAAGTCATTGAACGCTTGGAGGACATTGGAACGGAAGTTGATGATGAGGACATAATTGTCTGGGAAGCCATGGAAAACTATTGGGCAGACTTCTTGTGTGAGCAGATTGAGAGCAACTACGACATGCTGATTGGCTTTGCCAAGTTCGTAAAGGAGAACTAATGGGAACATACAAGGTGCAACAGAAAGCGACCATCTGGTATCAAACAGAGGTAGAAGCCGAGAGTGCTGTGGAGGCTATCCGTATGGTAGCCGAGGGCATAGGTGATTATTGGGAGATGTTGGATAACACTACCGATTTCTTGCCTGAGTTCTGGACAGAAGAAACGGGCAACACCAATGCTGAGGGCGTGTCGTTATACCCTGAAGAAACATGGGACGAACCCGAAGACTTTGGGAACTAACAATCAAATAACTTGCTGACCCAATAGTGAATAGACCTGAGGAGGACTAATGCAAACATTCCTGCCATACGCAGATTTCACTGAGGTTGCCTCAGTGCTGGATAATCAACGCCTCAACAAGCAAGCGTTAGAGGGTTGGCAAATCATGATGACCAACCTTGCTCTTGACCCTGAGGGCAACAAGCGAGAGCCTAAGGGCTGGCGTAATCACCCTGCCGTAAAGATGTGGCGAGGACATGAGAACGCCTTGCTGGATTACATTGGGGCTATGGTATTTGAGTGGAAGGCTCGTGGGTATAAATCAACTATCTACGACAAGGCTGAACGCACTTACGAGCAAGCACTCAAACTCAATCTCGTAAGAGATGAGCAACCAATAACTCTCCCGTCATGGATGTATGACGGAGATTTGTTGGAGAGCATTATTTCATCACACCGACTAGCGTTGCTATGTAAGAACTACGCATGGTATTCGCAGTTCGGTTGGGTGGAGGATACAGGGGAAGCACCCGTCAGTTATGAATACATCTGGACAGAATAGTTTGGGAACTAACAATCAAATAACTTGCTGACCCAATAGTGAAGCAACAACAAAACCTGAGGAGGTAAAACATGTATGCAACAATCTTGCAATCTAATCATGCGGTAAATGGTATTCGCCAAACCGCTTTCATCCCTGATGTTCATGGGAGAGAGCCTTTGATTTACACCCGTAGTCTTGGTAATGATACCAAGTTGCGTGGTGTGGCTGGGGCTTGGATGCCAGTATCCAGAACGGGTCGTGCTGAACTTTGGCTCAAAGCCGAAGATGAAGTCATGCTCGGCAAGCCCGTATCATTATTCATCACTGCTAGTGATGAACGGGACATCATGATTGGCAGACCAACTACGCTATTGCAGAAGTTGGCTCGTGCAGTTCAAGACCAGACCAGCACTACTGATGTGAGGTGGGACACCATGGCACAAGAACTATTCAACACCATTGACCACAAGCCAGAACATCTGGCGAGATACGCTAAGTCAAACACCTATGTTTCACCAGTATCGGTGGCGATTACTCAGGAGACCCCTGTATCTGCACCGCCAGTAGCCGAAGAGGTTTGTG